TAAAAGACTCAAACCCTCTTGTGGTTCTAATAATCCAGCGGCAAGCATTTCCTGGACGTAAGCAAGTCTACCTGCAGGAGTTTTAGGCAGCATTGATGTTGGATATGCCTGCATTACATACTCTGAGTTTTTAAGTTTGATCTTTTTAAAATCAATCTTTTGAGCTCCATACTTGTCAGGAGATAACACAACTACATTTCCACCCTCGTCTGCAATCTGTTTTGAGTGGTCTATAATTGCGTCTGCTAGGTCTAAATGGAATTGCTCCCAGGCCTGAGATAATTCAGCAAATCTTTCTGTCTCAATGTCATTATATTCTCTGAGTGCCTTACCAGAATCAAGCCCACTAGGTTTTTTAGACTGTGCAGTAAGCTGTGATAGTCCAATCTCCTCAAATGCTTTTTGATAAACAGTTAGGAACCAATCAATTACAGCAGGATTAATACCCATAGGAAAGTTATATGAAGGCGGTGCACCTTTATATTTAACAATTGTTCCAACTTCGTTGTTAAAATGTGTATCAATAATCTCTGACATATAATCAACCAGAATGTTTGGTGACGACATAATGTTCATTGATCTAGATATACGTCTAAGCATCCTGTTGATTTCAATCTGGTGACCTGTAATGATTTCAGAAATGCCTTTAGAGAAGTATCCAACTGCATTTGGCACATACTGAATCCTGACATAAGGGATTTTCTCTTTCTCAAAGTCTTCATAGAGAAATGTAGCAGTAGAAATACCAATAAAGTGCTTACCTTTATGTAGGATTTTATTTCCATCCTTATCATAAGTCACATGAGCACATCGGTATGCTTCAACTACAACGGCAAGTTGATGGTTAGATTCAAACGAATCAATGAAGAATGGAATGTCAGTAATGCTTGCCTCTGCAATCTCAACAGCAAAATCAGGATACTTTTCTTTTAACGTTCCTTTATCAACAACTCTCACTTCATAGATAGTCTTAGGCTCCATTCCATACATAACCTCTGCCTGGTTAACTACAAGGCAAGGTTTAAATACTTTCTTTAAATGGATATTACCCTGGGCATCATGCCAGTGTTTAATAAAACCATCACCGAATATAAGGGCATCTCTTAGTGCTTTCTTAGATTCTTCATAAACCTTAGATTTATAAAATTGCCCGTAAACGTATTTAGATAGCTTCTTGGCCTGTTGCTGCATTCCCCAGTCACCGTCATCTGTTAAAAATGATGGTCTAACTTTATTCTTTGCAATCTTAGATACAAGCGTGTTTGTTGCAGCTTGCACTATGTTCATTGTGAATTTAGCATCCAGAGTGTCAAACGTAAGATTAAAAGTAAAAGCAGAATAAAGAGGTAAACCAGAATAGAGTCTAAAATGCCTCTCATCTAAATCCTCCTGTGCAGTTTGGTTTCTTCTTATGTTTCCTGCAGTTTCAAATACTCTTTTATGCGGATCCTTTTCTATGTCCCACCAATTTTTTTGTAATTCCATTAATTAGCTCTCAGTTTAAGGTTTGAAGCAGAATAATATAAATCATCTTCAGTAATCTTTTCAGAAGATCCGATGCTAGGCAACACGTTTGCTTCAGCTATGTATTTAACCGGACTTATTTTGACCTCAATATCACCACTCTTAAATGATTCTACTGAGTGAGCTCTTAATACGTGCAGCAGTCTGTCCATTTCTTCAATATTGATACTCATTTTGTTTTCTCCTTAAATCTGAAAGTTGTTTTGCGTATTTATCCATGTATTCGTTTGAATCTATGCTAGGCATTTTTGTCTCTTCTTTCCATAAATAGTTGCGTGCTTCTCTCCATGCGTAAAGAAAAGAATCATTTTGATCATTAGGAATCCTGGGGTCTTCAACTTGCCTAGTATCATCTTTCCACTGCAACTGCTCTTGCTCTTCTATAAGTGAATCACATTTACCTTTAAAGTATTGGACTCTGCCTCTGGTAATATCATCGGCAAGGATTTTCAGGAATGATGCCTTATCGGTCTTCTCAGCAGCGTGCAGTGGGATAAAATGCCTGTTCTTTATCTCCTCAACTCCTTGCTTGTTTGCACCGTCAATAATGACTTTCCCAATAGGGTAATTTCTTAAATAAGTTTTAACTCTATTTGCCGTGTCGGTAATATCTAATTCTTTCTCTTTAACTGCCTCAACAACAAATAAGTTTGGTGACTTGTGATGAAATGCAACCAAGGTAAACGCAGTAGCATCATTGTATCCAATATCAACACCTAAGACATAAGTAGGATTGACTAGGTCAACAGATTCTATAACCGTGTCTTGATTAATTTTAATGATTAATAACTTATCATCTGCGCACCACTCATTTAGGTAATGCGTTTTATATTCAGAAGTAAGCATAAAAGTAGGATTGTAATTCTTTATCCAGTCTACGTGCTCTTGCCATTTATCTTTTATGTATGGGTTATCAAATGCAGACCATTTGTGAATAGACCATCCTGGCTCTTTGCCACTTGTGACCTGTTCAAAGAATGTTTTAGGTATATTCTCGGCAGTACCTAGCAAGGTCAACCTACCTGATACATCGGCAAGTGCCGGCATAATCATTTGATAGCAAATTTTTTTTAAGTCTTGAGATATAGACCCAGCTTCATCAATTTTAACTGTTTTATATTTTCCACCTAGAATCTTACGCATCTCTTTATAGGACGAGTCTAAGCCAAATAATCTAATCTCTGACTTGTTATTAAGACGGATGATGCCCTGCTGCTCGTTTGATCTAAACTGAATCTTTTTTTCTTCTAGTTCATGGAGCATTATGTCCCAAATAATATTCTTTGCAGACCCTAATGTAAGAGCACCATACAAGTGTTTAGTTTCTGCTTCATCTAGTGCAGTCTGAAGCGTTTCTTTTGCCTCTCCTGTTGATTTACCTGCTCGACGAGTACATTGAATGCCTTTTAAAATTGACTTGTCCTGAGATGCTTTAAATTGTTTTGTGAATGATTGATCTAAAAAGTTAACCTGTTGCCCGATGCCTCTGCGCTTCAATTCTTCGATGATTAACTTAAGTCGGGCGGCATCATTCATTTAGTTTTAATGTTTTCTAAAGCCTCACGCAGCTTTTTATTTTCAGCTTGAAGACAATCAATTCTCTCTTTGTAACCAGCAATGTCATAATTCTTTAAAATATCAATTTCTTTTTGCTTATATTCACAGGCATATTTCCAAGCAATTGATTGCCCCATAAACCTAGGATTTCCAGCATTAAAATTACCTTGATAAAAGTATTGAAACCACTTCTCAAATTCTTGTTTGTCTTTATCGTTCATGCTTCACCCACTTCTTTTAGTGCTTCTCTAATCATATCACTTCTTTCAAATGGGTCTAATGGACTCATTATCAAGCAATTTTTAAGAGCATCTTTTAACTTTTTGTTTCCAGCTTGAAGAGATTTAATAATTTCATCCCTTCTAACATAAGCATCAAATGCTTCTTTCTTATACTCACAAGCTGCTTTCCAAGATTCAGTAAAATGATGAGGAATGTTTATAATTGTGATCCCTTCAATTTTGAAATATTCAGAATACCACTTCTCAAACGCTTCTTTGTCTTGATTGTTCATAATATTATGGCGGGGAGTTAGGGATTCGAACCCCAGGAAGACTTTCATCTTCGAAAGTTTTCAAAACTTTTGCCTTAAACCGCTCGGCCAACTCTCCTATTAATTTATTTGTTCAAATATTCTTTTTTTAGCTATTTTAAAATACTTCTCATCTTTCTCAATGCCAATAAAGTTTCTATTAAGGTTTTTACAAGCAACACCTGTTGAACCGCTTCCCATTGTGAAGTCTAGGACAATATCATTCTCTAGTGTGTATGTTTTAATTAGGTATTCAAGTAACGGGACTGGTTTTTGGGTAGGGTGTATTTTATCGGGATCAAGTTTAAATTCAATGTCTTGATATGGATAATTAGTATATTCCCTAAAAACATGGTCAATATGACTAGGTCTATCCCACCTGTGTCCAAGCCCTAAGTCATTTTTTTTATCTTTTCTTGTCTTCACCACTTTGGCTGATTTAATCAAGCCTTGAGGGAAGTATCGCATATTTTTATTACTCTTATTTGCTACTGTTCCATGTGAGAAAATACTTACAATCTCATGCCTTCCCATGGGTTTTAATTTAGCGTTCATAAATTGAGCAGATGTTTTTTTATTCCATATCCAGTCATATTTAAACATTTTCAAATTGCTTAATCTCAGATGGCTGCTAAAAGGTTCACTTCCAAACAAACAAATCGCACCATTATCTTTAATGATTCTTTCAAGTTGTTCCCACATTGGTTCAAACGGAATGACCACATCCCACTTGCAAGCAGTAGTTCCGTAAGGAGGATCAGTCAAAACCATATCAACTGATTTATCTGGAATATCTTTCATTAGTTCTAAACAATCGCCATAAATCAAATTTATCAATCTTTGATCCAATTAATTATTTCTTTGATTCAGCTTTAACTAAGTAAGCAATATTAGTTGAAAATACTAATACTTCTTTTTGAATATCCTTCATCTTAATTACAACAGCACTTAATTTAGAGTCCCAGTCGATTGACGTATGAGCGTCTACGGCAACAAAAGTTTCGTTTTTGTGATTAGGTAAACGCACTGCCTGAGCAAAACAAACTGCTATAACTTCCATAATGACTCCTATTTGTAAAATTTAAACCTATCGTATTCAAGATTATATTTATTAAGTAAAAACCTGAGATCTTTAGTGTAAAAGCTGACTGTGATGTTCTTTTTAGTTTTAAAGATTTTATCCAGGATCATGTTAGCAATCCCCATTCTTCTGAATGCCATCTTAACTAGCACATAATGAAGCGTGTAGTTCAAATCATAAATAGCATACCCGACTATGA